TCCCTCTTTCCGGTTCGTGTACATACCCCCCTTCATAATTTGTAGATGTTTCTTCAGTTTTAAAGGTAGGCATTATTAAATTTTCTTTTGATGCTTGGTTAGCCATAGCACCAGTAATCATCGAAACTTTTTTCAATGATTGTTCAAATTGAATAAATCCTTTGTAAGATAAATTTCTTATAAGATTTATGTACTTTAATTTATCATCGAGTTTAACTAAAAGTCTTACGTCTTGTATATTATAATCTACAAATTTTTCCCAATCCGACTCTGAAAGACTTGATAGCGAAGTTGCTCCTACATTTACTTTTGTTTCTCCTAATTCATATTGCCCAATATATCCCAAGGAATATGATTCCCTATCGCCCCTAGAAAACGCTACATACGTATCCATGTAATCTATCAAGCTAATTCCTTTAATATACCACTTGTTTATAACCTTTCCAAACTTGTCTATTCCTATATTTTCTCTATAAAATATTTGATTTATGGGAGAAAGATTGGAAGATTCTTCTTCTCCTAAAATCTTGTTTATACGATTCATTATGTAAGGAATGTCGAATTTAGCAGAGTTCCAACCAACTAACATATCTGGTGGATCTTTCTTCCAAAATTTTATAAATTCCTTTAAAAGTTCTGTTTCATTTTTACAATAAAAGTACACCACGTTGTTTTCTTTTGGTGTGTATTTTTTAGATCCCCAAGTATAAAATTTTTGATCTAAAGTGTTATAAATTGTTATAAGATTTATCGGATCTTCTGCTTTCTCTGGTTCTGGAAACCCCTTTGTAGAATATGTTTCAATATCGAAAAAATAAACTTTTAAAGGATGCTTTCCAAAATCTGGAGAATCTATTTCATCTTTAAAAGTTGTTAACAAAAATTCTTGTTCACAAGATATATTATGGAACAACCTTCTAATCGGTGTATCGTTTACGTATTTGTTTCTCTCAAATTGATTTTTGAATTTGAGTTTTTTCAAAGGAGTGTTGTATATAGAAACTCCATCAGTTCCCTGTGAAGATTCTATATACAAATAAGGCTCATAACTAGTTTCTAGTTTGATTCTATTTCCGTTAGAATCCCAAGTCCATAAGTGTATTGATTGATTCCTACTATCGTAGGATACATTTCTCCAAGCCATTTATGAATTATACGAAATGTTCGAATAAAATCAAGATCTTTTAAATTCTTGATCTGGATTTAGCTTTATCAATTCCGGACATTTTTCTTGTCTTTCTTTAGAACCCCATTCTGTTGTATAAAGTGCTTCGTATTTTGATATATGATCTTCCAACCAAAGACTTTCTGTAAATTTTCGAGCATTTTCAGAATATTTCATATAATTTCCAAAATCTGATGTTATGTTTTCTAATTGAGAAATTAAATCAGACCCAGATTTGAATTTAAATTCTGCTTCTTGATATGTACAGAGATCTTGATATACACCGGGCATACCAAATGCACCCGATTCTATCATTTTAATATTACTTTTCGATTTATTAAATACATTATCAATCAAAGGAGCAAACGAAGCATTACATCCAATATCATATAAGCTTTTTGGAAGGTCCATCAACGGAGACCAATCAATATATTCCATTTCTCCATTTTCTATGAATGGTTTTACTGCTAAAGGATAACAACCCTTCCAAACAAATTTAAATTTCTTTCTAGCTTTTATAATTTCATCAACAACATGAGCAAAATCATCTTTCATTCCAGTTCTGTTGGTTACATCTATGTGAGTTCCAGAACCTGCATATAAAATTCTTGGTCTTTTTTTATTTTTTTCGTAAAGTTTTTCAATTCTTTCTTTATTATAAAATCTATCTAACCAAAATTTAGGAGGATAATTTGGAATTACCGTAATTTTTTTATTACCAGTTTTGTTAATATAATAATCTTTCATATACTGGCAGGTGACGGTAATTTCATCCATCATTCCCATAATTTCTAAAATACTATCAATTATTTCCTGCTTTACAAAAGCATCTTTACATCTATTATAATCTGGAATATCGTCTTTAAAGACTATATCATCCACTTCATATATAATTCTATAATTAAATTGTGATTTGGCCTTAGTTAATTCTTTGATAAATGCACTTTGTACTGGAGTTGCTTGTCTTTGCATTCTAATTGTTTTTATACCTTGATAAAATCTTAAATCTAAAACCATGCAAGTAAGTCCGGATATAACTGCTTTATTATAAATGTTTAAACAATATTCGGGCCAAATCATTCTCCAATAACCACATCCTCCATAGTCTGCATAATAGTTAATACATCTAGGAAGATTCATTTCTGGCATCTCAATAGGTGGTGGTTGTGGGGTTCTTATTGGTTGTGCTGCAACATAACTATAAACAGGCATACCAAAAGGCATATTATTCGGAGCGTAAGGAACTCCATGCCTTATAGATTTGTATTCGTAAACAATATTATTTCCGTTATCTTTAACTTGAGAAATTTCGGAAGAATTTTTTATTTTAATCATTTATAATATACTAACAACCAATCTTAAAAAATCAATATAATCTGGAAGTTTTTCCGTCTATTTTTTGTAATTGTATAACTTCATCAAAATTTTCTAAAGAAGATGATTTATTATGGGATATGACATATATAGATTCTTTATATTTTTGACTTCTTTCTCTTAATATTTCTAATATTTTAGAAATTCCTTTTTGATCTAAAGCAGAATCAAATAATTCATCATATATACTAAGATTAAAAGATATTCCCGTTTGCAATCTTAATATATCTTGGAACATGAAAAGTATTGCTATATCTATTCTCTTTCTTTCTCCACCACTAAAATTGAAATATGAGCACTCTTTACCTTGCGAATTGTATATAGTTTCTTCAAAAGATTCATTAAAAAGACATTTACAAGGTGCATCCAAGGCATTTAAGTAAAAATTAAGTTGAGAATTTAATAATTTTATAATTTTTTTAACTAAAAATGTTTTAATTCCCTCTTCAGAAACTATAAATTTACAATTTTCTAAAATTAAAAGGTTTTTTTGTATATTTTCTAAATCCTTTTCCAATGTTTTTAACAATATTTCTTCTTTTTTAATGTTTTTATCATCAAAAGATTCTTTTTTAGAAAAGTTTAATTCTTTTTCTTCTTCAATTATTTTATTTTTTGTGTTTTTTATTTTTTCTTCGTGTACGGAAGATTTTATAGATTCTTCTCTTTTGTCTTTTAAATTTTTTCTTTTTGAATTTAAAAATTTTTCTAATTCATTTATTTTATCTTCACAATTTTTTTCAAAATTTTTAGCTTCTTTATATTTTTCAGCTTCTTCCTTTATGTTTTTTTCTAAATTTTCCAATTCTTTATTGATATGATCGATATTATCATATTCTCTGTTACAAGATGGGCATTTATTTCCTTTTTTAATGAAAGAATCTTTAGTTTTTATATAATTTTCTATTATAAATTTTATTTTATTTTTATTTTCGGTTTTTATTTTTAATTCAGAAAATGCATCTTTGATGTTTTTTTCTAAATTTTCTATTTCAACTTCTAAATTTTTGATTTCTTCTTTTATACTACTATTTTCTACTATAATTTCTTTTTCAAGTTCTGTTAAAGTATTTTTACAATTGTTTATTTTATCTTCTATTCTTTTGATTTTTTCTAATTTATTTTTTTCAAAAGATTCCATTTGATTTTTAAATATTTGAAGATTTTTCTGAGAATTTGAATAATCTTTTACTTTTAAATCATTTTGTTTTTTTAAATCGTTATATTCTGATCTTATTTTTAAAAGCATTTCTCCGAAAATTCCAAGGTTTAATATCCCCTCTACGAATTTTCTTTTATCGATTTTCTTTTGTGCCATGAAAGGGATTGTATTGTTTGCTGTCATTATCACAGCATTTTGAAACACTTCTTCATTTGCATTTAATAAATCTTTTATTAATTCTTCTGTTTTTGGTATTGTAGATAGTGTGATATCTTCATCATTTTTAATGATAAAAAGTTTTGTAGGTTCTAAAGAACGTGTTATTTTATACAAATCTTCACCTATTTTTAAATTTAAAACAACTTTACAGTTAGATTTTGATTGGTTGTGGATAATATTGTCTTTTTTAAGATCTCTTATAGTATTTCCAAATAAACACCAATATATAGCTTCTAATATTGAAGTTTTTCCTACCCCATTTCTACTATCTTTATCTTTATTTTCTCCTGTTATTAAATGAATACCACTTTTAAAATCTAAAGATACTTCTTCTTCTCCTATAGAAAGAAAATTTTTTATAGATATTTTTTTAAATTTTATATTATTCACTTTTTAAAGTATAAACGTGTATTACTTCAATTTCAATCTAATTTATGCTTATTATTCCAATAAAAAATTTCATTTGGATATGAATCTATATTATTAATTTTATTTTTTGCTTTATATTCAAACATACCCTTTAAACCATCTTCACTTTTTTCATATTTTTCGTTAAAAATAAAATTTCTATTATAATGACTATAATGCATCACTCCAGTCTTTACATTATCTGGTTTGTTTCCATCGTGAAAATTTCCTATACTAGGAATGTTTGGTTTGAAAATTTTTTTTCCTAGTTTTTCTAATCTCCATACCATATCAGTATCTTCTTCTCCTATTCCCAACAATCTTTCTTCAAACCAACCAGCTTCTGCTACTAATTTTCTATTAATAAAATAATGAGACCAAGAACCATTTATGGCAAAAACTTCAGAATTATTTTGATCGTTTGCGACATTTTCTAAAGCATAAAATGGAAAATTATCCATTATTATCACATCATCGTTTATAACTAAATTCCAATCTGTAGAACTTGTTATTAAAATTGTGTTCCAGAGTTTAGACAAGCTTCTAAACTCTGGAAACATAGAAACGTAGCAATTTTCTATAGAACTACAAAAATTTAGAATATGCTTTCTATATTCTTGATCAAAATTTTCTTTATAATCTCCATTTACTGCCATTATAATTGGCCAGTTTCCTTTATTTCTAATAAAATTAACCAATTTAACTACTCTATCAAATCTTTTTTTAAATGTAGTAATTCCTATTGAAAAGTTCATAATGTTTTTTTATAATGATTTAATATAAAGTCTAATCTTTGTATTGTAGTATGATTGTTTAAAACCCTATTGTAACCATTTTTGGCTATTTTCAATCGTTCTTCTTCGTTATTTGAGTAATAATTTATTTTTTCTATGGCATCCTTTAAATTATCATAGTATACAATATCTTTTTTATCTTCAAAAAGAAGCTCTAAACCTCTTTCTTCAGGTAATCTATCTGCCATTACCATTCTATTACAATACATTCCTTCAAATATTCTTCTGGAAACTTCTTTATATCTACTATTTTGAATAACTATTTTACCTTGGCTTAAAGTATCTCTTTGTAATATGTTATAATCTCTTTTATTTAAAAACCTGTTGCCAATTACATTTTTAATTTGATCCAAAAACGGGGTATCTCCATCTCCTCTGGTGCTAACAAGATCATAATTTGGTGAAATGTTTAAATTTTCTTTACCTTCTATAAAGTCTGCAAAATGGGTCCAATAATGTGCATTTATTCCCATTTTATTATAATCATTTACTGAAACTAAATCGGGAGTTAAAATTAAATCAAATTTATATGCCTTTCTGATGTTGTGTCCAAATCTTTGAGGATCGTCACCAGCCTCTAATACCATATAAGACTCTGGAAAAGCTTCTTTAGAAAGAAGTGGATCGTCAAAAACCCCATAATCCATATTAAATATTATATCTGGTTTATAAGATTTTTTTGTATGTTCGTATAATGCCTTTAAACCTGCATTTGTGTAGTTTTTGTTTTTATCATAAAGAGAATATATTCTACATTTTATATTTCTCCTTCTGCATTCATTTACTATAGACAATGGAGTAGACCATTTTTCTTCTGGCATCCATGCAAATAAAAAAGCTATATCTAATTCTTTTGTTTTATTTTCCATCTAATCTATCATGGCAAAATAAACCATCTCCTGCTATTACGTTAAATTCTTGAGAAGACCACCAAGGAGTTGCTGCTGTTTCTATGTCGGTAAAATCTAAACAATAATTGGGTATTATGTATTCTTTATAAAAATTTTTTCTATATATACAAGGATTGTTTGTAAAATTTGCATTTTTAGAACTGAATTTATACCAAACGGGATTTTCAGATATTTTTTGACAATGTTTTGGAAAATCTAAATCTGGATTGTCCCTCCAATGGACACATTCTGCCAAATGAGACATACACTTCTCTTCTTGTCCTGCAAACCAAGAAGAATATAGAGGATTTCCAGCGTTTTTTCTACTCCTTAATCTAACAACATCTGTTTTATTTTCCTTTAAAAATGAAACTGAAGTGTTTAATATATTAAAAATTTTTTCATTATCATCTTCAATTAGAAAAAAATCATCTTCTAACAATAAAACTGTATTTGATTGAGAATTTTCTACAATCCATTTAAAAGCAGGTGCGATCCATTTGTTTTCACTAGCCAATTTATATTTAATGTTAAATTTTTCTGCTTGTTCTATATTATGTTCTGAAAATTTTGAAGGATTTATATATAATAGTATTTCATTTAAATTACAATTAACTTTTTTTTCAAAAAGTCTGTTAAGATTTTTTTCCAAAGTTTTTGGTGCATTGTAAGTTAAAATTCCCAGTGTTAAATCTAACATATTATTTTAAAGGGGTTGTTGTAATTTTATCATTATAGATATAAGTGTGTATGATTTTATCTATATGAACCTCTGTTTTTGCTTCTTTTATTAATTGACTAGCCCAAAACCAATCTTCTGAATAGTTTTTATCGCTAAATTTATATTTTTTACCAATACTTGATTTCCATGCACAAACATGAAAGGGCATTCTATTAATAATACTATCTGGTATATAATCTTCATTTATTTTATTACTCAAAGAAAAATTTATAACAGAAGGTTTATTATTATTAACAATACATTTTTGTTTAAAAGTAATTACGTCAGGATTTTGTTTGGTAGCTTCTAATATAGAGTCCACATAATCTTCAGAAATATCGTCATCGTCATCTACAAAAGTTGTATATTTTCCTTTTGCTATATTAACTAGAGATTCTCTTTTTTCTCCAATACTTCTTTTCTTATTGTCTAAGAAAATTAAATGTTCTACTTTCTTATCTTTTATTTGTTTTTCTATTTTTTGGATTAAGTTTTTTAGATGGGAATCTACTCTTTCTGGAACAGAAGGAGTTAATATTGAAAGTATTGGCTGATTTAAATCAATATCAAAGTTTTTTTCTTTTCTTTTTAAATATGTTTCTTTGTCTATATTAAAATACGATTCATTTCTAACATAAAGAGCATCATATTGAGTTTTTTGATAAACTGGATGTGCATGTTCTATAATAACTTTGTCTGATCTATAAACTTTTTTCAATTGCACGGAAACATCTGTAAATTCGTTGTCACACCAAAGACTAATATAATCCGGATGATATATATAACCAAATCTGTTGTAGTATTTTTTACCTAGAATACATAAAGTATTGATGTTGTTTTGTCCACCATCACTGTACCACAAAACACCATCCATATCTCTGAAGTATTCATTCATATCTATTCTGATAATATCGTCATATCCTTTTACTATAGGAATCATATCATCAGAAGCCAAAAGAAGTATATCCCAACCAGAAACTTTTTCCATGTCAGCGTTTATGGCTTGCATTTTTGTTTTGCTATTACCGAAAAAATAAACAAGTTTAATATTTTTTGAGTAATGATCTAAAGCTGCTTTTACATCAGCATTATTCATTGTAGGATCATCTTCATCAGCAGATATTAAAAAAGCTATTTTTGAAGGATTATTTGCCATTTTGATATATTTGTTCAATACATCAAAAAACTTTTCGGGTCTTCCTCTTGTTGGAAATTTTATTAATATTTTAAGATTTTCGTGCATAATTTAGCCCATTGAAGGATAGTAATAATATATAGGTCCTGATATATAAACTTCTGTTTTTAATTTTCCTTTTAATCTTTCAGAAAAATCTTTATCTTCTTGCCAAGATTTGTCTGGAAATTTTGCATCTAATGCAATTTCTCTTTTAATAGGATTAAGATGATTTGGACAACGATAATAAATATCGTCTTTTTCAAACCAATCTTCATATTTTAAAGAATGTACGAATTTTTTAGGGCCTATATTTCTTTGTGTAATAATACCTTCTAAACCACAACAATCTGGTTTTGATTGTATTGCTTGAAGTATACCAAAAACGTAAAAGGGAGAAACCATGTCATCATCATCTACAAAAACTACATATTCTCCTTTTGAGGATTCTAATAATTCATTCCTTTTTTGTCCTATAGATTTTTCTCCATTATCACAATTTGCCAACATTTCCACATCTGAATTAGATTGTGCTTTTAAAACTCTAGCCAAATTTTTAAAAATTTCGGCTCTTGAGTTTAAAGTTGCTGTTAATATTGATAATTTTTTATTCATTTTAAAAAAATATTTTCAAATTTATTAATTACATTTTCTGGAGAAAATTCTCTGTATGAATTGTAATCAACATTTTTTGATATTTTATAATTTAACATTAAATCTTCTAAATCTTTTTGGTCTTTATAAATTATAGCTTTATTTCCCAACATTTGCAAATGTGCTTTTTCATCGGAATCAGACCATGTAAAAATGGGTTTATTGCAAGATGAATATTCTGCTATTGATATTCCGAAAGTTTCTCCTCTTTTTCTTGCATGTATCATAGCATCACATGCGGATATAAATGAGTATTTTTCTTTATTGTCAAATACTGGATAAAAGTAACTTATATTTGGATGTTCATAAAACCCTTTTGTGTTACAAAAGATAAAATATATGTTCTTATCTTTGTTTAAAACTTGTTTAATAGCTTCGTGTACAAATTCTATATTAAATTCATTATAACTTCCCAATCTACCGAATACTTTGGCATCTAATGGTATGTTATGTTTTTTTCTAAATTCTATTTTTAATTCTTCTAAATCATATTTTGGGGTTTTTACCATATGGGGAACGTATGGTATTTCTCCGTTTGAACAATGTTCAGATAACCATTGAGACACAAATGCATATTTTTCTCCGTGTTTATTGTTTGGATGTTGGGGAAATACAGCGTGTATTAAGTTT